CGTACACGCCAATATCCACATTAAACGGCAATGTTTGCACTACGCTTTGCGCCGGAATAGTTGATTTGTTCATGCGCTCACCTCCGAAAATCCCACACGCGCCATTGGATATGGTATCTCAAAGAGCAGCTCAATAAGCTTGGCTGCACTATCCAAGTCATCTCCGATAATGGTGGTGTCCGGCCACGACTTCATTTCGTCCTGATAGTAACCATCCTTACTAGCAATCCTGTATGGCTTATATGTCTCATGGAATTCATAGCATGCATCAGATACGCGTACGATCTCAATAACGCCTCGATACCACGGGCCATACTCGTCGCCTTCTGGCAGCTTCTCTTCTTCCATCATGCCACGGTAATAGTCCTGCCACTTGGGAATCTCTGACCCAACACAGCGAACCTCAAATCTTACACGATGGTCTTTGTCTGTTGTTTCTATATCTGTCATATGGATACTGTCAATAAGGAACAGCTCTGTGTGGTCAGGAACTGCCGGGATGGATATCTCAATAGATTGCCCCGCCCTAAGCCCCGGCTTATACGTTTGGAACTCAACTATAGTAGGTATCTTGCCATGAAGTTTTAAGACATCTTCAGCATGGCCTATGGCTACGCCAGCATTATCAATAGCCTCATTAACCTCTACGGCTTCGTATACACCAGTACCGCCTTCGACAGCCTTGCGGGACGCAATCTCCTCTTTGTTCTCTGCCATGCCAAGAATACGGAACCGTCCCATGTAGTAGAGGATGATGTCATCAATGCCGTCAGGAAGAAACTTGCCATCAATCAAACGAATGTAGTTGCCTCCTGGTTCATATACCCACATGGCTTCTTGCGGGTTGCCAACCTCTTTGACAGCAGTAGCCATTTCTTTGGCCCATTCGCCCTCAGTAGGAGCCGGACGCAGCTCAAGCAATGAAATCTTCTTGATCTCATCATACGCGGCGGTTGCAGGGTTGCCTTTGCTCGGAGGCACACCATACACAACCTCTTTGCCGTCAGCATCCAGCACGACCCTGAAGGCATATGGAGTGCCATCCTGTAGCCTGTATTCGCGCTTGCCCTTATCAGCCTTCCACCGCACAACACTCAATGAGTCGGCATCTACCTTGGAACCAAGCACAAACTGTCTATTGCGATACTGTGACCTCTCACGTACAGTTCTCAGTTTTGAGTAGGCTGCGCCATCCGTAGTAAGTGCCCATGGAGCCAACTCGGTTTCGCGTTTTTTGAAGTGGATAACCTTGTTTGCGTCTATCCACCACTTATACGGTGAACGACGGCATATCTCTGCCAGACAATCAGCAACAGAGAGATACGAGAACTTCACCGATATTGGCTTGTCTCCTTGCTGGATAGTGCTGATCCATACAGGTTCTTCATCCTCCAAGACCTCATAATAGCCAGATGCGAACCCTTCGGATTCAAGATGCTTCTTAATGATTTTCTTTAGAATATCACCAGGAAAAGCTTCGGTATGAACTCCAGTATAGTGCTTGCGGTCTAACACGCAGGCGTAGTCAACTAACTTTATATGCAAGTCAGTGGCCTTGGTTCCCTCAATCGGGACACGCTCAATTTTATCTATTTGACCGCCAAAAAGCTGAGCGGTATACGATTCATCGCCTTCACCCATATCCTGCGATATCAACACAGGCATCCCTACGACTAAATCCATTGGTAGCTTCTTGTCTGGCAAATCTTGCAAGTTAACCGACCCGGTAGTGCGGCTGTTCAGCTCTTGGCTCAGCATGAGGGAACCGATACGCACATGTTTAGTGCAATCAACCCATTCTTGTCCATCTCGTATATGGAACGACAACACTCAATATCACCTATTCTAAAGGGGCTGGATAGCCCAGCCCCCAACTTAGTAGGCACGTTGCGGAGTGATTCCCATGCGCCTCAGCGACTCTATTGTGGACTCCTGCACCTTGCGTGCCAACACATCCATGTTGCGATCATCAATATTGCCGTCAACCTTGATGTTGTTATTGATGGTTATATCGCCATATCCAGAACCCATGTATGCATTAGCCTTTGACGAACCCAACGGTATGACCGCTTCTGGCCCAGCTTCGCCTATGAGGGCCAGCGTCGGAGAGGTTACAATGCCTCCTGTGGCCATTGCAGTAGCTTCGGACATCTGCTTCTTATACGATGCCTGGATTTCGGACAGTGCCATGAGTGCCCCTGCTATTGCAACTGCACCCCATGGTGTCCACATCCACTTCAATACCTGAGACAAGGTTTTGCCTGCCAACGCAGTGGATATAGCTGTCTGAATTACGATAGCCAACATGTTTCCCATGAACTTCAAGAATGTTGCCTTGATGTCGCCTTCACCAGTAATCCAGATATGTAGTGCTTCATGAGCAAACGCATTGAAAGCCGCTTTCATGTCCTTCAAGCCGGACTGAGCTATTTCATCTAGCGTCTTGAAATCCTTCTGCGATTGTGTGATAAGGTTGATGCCAAGCAACTTCCACACGCTCTGCATATTGAACGAGCCTTCAGAAAGGTCTTCTACCATTTCATTAAGCGTTTTGTCCAACTCGCTCCGCAGATCAGTATCAATTTGCTTTTGCAGTGTTGTCCAGTTGATGCCCATGACTTCAAGCGAAGTGCCTATGTTGCCCCATATGGTTTCGAGTTTTGTTTTAAGCCCAAGCCATGTTCCCTCTAGCTTTGCTTGTTCGGCAGCAGCGGCATCTAACGCATAGAAGTCTGCCCAATCGCACAGATGCTCAATATTCAACTGCCTGAGTTCATCTGGTAAACGATGCCACATAACAACTAGCTCATACTGTTCGGTTGCTGCCATATCAAGGTTGTAAAACTCTACCCAATCACGCAAATAGCCAATATTAAGCTGTTTCAGCTCTTCGGGAAGTTGCTGCCACATTGCCACAAGCGAATCCTGCTCAATTGAAGCCATATCAAATGCATAGAAGTCTGCCCAATCTGCCAATTGCCCAAGCTGAACTGCATCAAGCGATACAACCATATTGTCTACAGAGTTCAAAACGTCCTCAGTAGCCATGTGCATAGCACCGCCGGGGATAGTTGCGGTCTGCCACCAGTACGTGTCAGTGATGTCGCGAAGGACGCGTAGGTTGTGAGAATACTGCCGCTCAAGCTCTTGCTGTGCTGCATCTACTATCTGGTTCATGGTGTCAGCCTTGTCCTGCACAGACTCAGTATCGAACAGCGGTAACGGCATATCTGCATCAAGCATCGGCAGGGGTGCGTCAGTAGCAAAGGAGGATGCGATCTGAATTCCTTGCGGCATCCACTGCCCGGCCCCTATGCCACCACCTGCCTGAGCAAGCATGTTGGGACCAATAATAGCAGTCGGCAATGCTCCAGTAGTAGGGGTGTAGCCAGCTGCCTGAGCAAGCATGTTGGGACCAATAATAGCAGTCGGCAATGCTCCAGTAGTAGGGGTGTAGCCAGGAAACTCAATATCAAGCACTCTCATCATTTCTTCAACTGTTTCTACTAGTGGCGATATGCGAAGTAGATATGCCAAGACGGTTTTGAATCTGCCCATAAGCTTAGGGTCAGTCTTATAGCCTTTATCCCTACGCAAGCTATCCATTCCAGCCATGGCCTTATGCCATAACTCTTCTTCATCGAAACTAAGATATGGTTTTAGCTCGTTGAATAACACTACCCCTTTATCCGTGGATGCCAGGGCTTCCGTTAAGGAAGGGCCATACTGAGACTTAAGCCCATGCGCTCTCAGTTTGGAGATTAGCTGAGCGGGCGAACCCTCTACTGCTGTCCTGGGATCAGCTACGTTCGATTTCACTTCATCGTACTTCTCTAGTGGTGTACTGCGTAGTGCCTGACCGGGTACAAAGCTTGGCTCGGCTACACCCACGCCCTTTTTGCTCTTGGCAGTCTCGACAGACTGTTGTTCTATGCGCTCAAGCAAGGTTACGATGTCTGTAACCTCGTCTGGTAATGACACACCTGCTTCTTGCAAGACTGCTTCAGTCTGTCCCCATGCTTTTCCAACAGCAATCTTAAATGTTGGCTCTTGCTCCAACGCCTTCATGATGTCTTGTGGTGCACCCTCTACAAACGCCTGTATCGTCTCATCCGGGATGGCAAGGCCCTTCATGACCGCTACACTCTTGGTGAGATCTTTGTTAAGGGTTTTGATGCGTTGGTCTACCCAATCAAAATGCTCAGTCAGTAGCCCAAGCTTGGATGGCCCCCACAGCATGGCCCATGATACACTAAGCCATGATATCTCCAAAGACTTGGCCAAAGAGGTAAAGGTAGCTTTGATGCGTTCTGCTGATTCGTCAGATGTTGTAGCAAGCCACAAGATTGCCAACCCAATACCAACAATGCCAGCAGCAATAGCCCCTTGCGGTGTAAGAAGACTAGAGATAAGCCCTACCGCCGCCCCAGCAAGCAACAATCCAGGGCCAGCAACAGCAATAGCCGACAAGCTTTTTGCCAATGCTTCTTGCTTGGATGGTTCGAGGCTATTAAATGCGTCTACACCTTGTTGCAGCTTCTCAAGAAACGTTGCCAATGGCCCTTTGGATATATCCATTAGAGTGCGGCCTAGAGGCTCAAGAGTAATAGCAATCTGATTCTTAAATCTTGCCCATTCCTGATCCCAACGCCATGATTCAGCTCTAGCCCTACCAATAGCGTCTTCAACCTTGCGCAGTTGGTCTACTGTATCATCTAGCTCCAAAGTGCCTTTGCGTATTGCATCAGACATCACAGCCGCAGCACGACCACCAAACATTCCGGAACCGAAGATTTCGGTTGCCAGTGTCAGGGCTTCCATTTCGTCAGTAGCATCCTTGATGCCTTGGACAAATACGCCAAAATGAGCTTTGGGATCTAGCCCCTTCTCTTGCAAGACCTTAAATGCGCTTCGGAGAGCATACGACAACTGATCTATCTCCATGCCCGCTTCGTACATTTGGGTAATGAAAGCTGTCGCTTGGTCAAAGTCATAGCCTAAGACTTTCAGCAAAGGCCCAAGCTCAGTCATTGTCATCTGAAGCCTCACGAGTCCCAAGCCAGACTGCTGCGAAGCATAGAACATCTTTTCTAGCGCATGATCGTATTCGTCTGCACCTAGTGTCCAGTAACGCGCCATCTGTGCAAATGTTACAGCTGACTCCTGTGCCGATTCATCCATCATGCGAGACGCATCAAGCATTTTGGCAGACAGGCTCTCAAGGTCAGTGCCCTCGATCTTTAGCCTACGATGCAGTTCTGCCATCACCTTACCAACATCAACAAGGCTAGATGCGCTACCTTTTCCGACTTCGCGGAATGAACCCTGTAGACCAGCTAACGTGTATCCTGTTTCGCCTGTGCGAATAGCTATGATGTTTAGCGCAGCATCAACTTGTCGTGCAGCTTCAAAGGCAGCTGTGCCCAATAGGACAAGGGGGGCAGTAAGAGTCTTAGACCACGCCCTGCCCATACGCGTTATCTCGGCACCCATCTTGCGAAGCGATTGCGATGCTTCATGCATCCCAGCTTGTATCTTGCCAACAAACTCCCTGCGGAAATCAACGTCAGTAAATAGTCTGCGCACAAAACCTGCTGTATTTGTAGCGTCGTCCCTAATGGATGAGAATGCATCGCGTACACCGAATTGGAATCGCTCTAAACCAGTCATGGCCAAACGCGATTGACGTATGCCTTCACTAGAAAACCCTTCAAAGGCATCGGTCATCGCCTTACCACTTTGTTTAGCTGATTCACTCACTGTAAACAGGCTCTTTGATATCTCTTCAATGCGTTGCGATGTTTCCTTCGCCTGTTGTGACGTATTGTTTGCCATGTCGCCCATACTCTTGTTGATTGCAGCAGTGTTGCGCTCAACCGCTTGTGTTAATGTGTCCAAAGACTTGACGAGATTGCCCAGTGAAGCAGATATCCTGCTAGCCGCCTGTTCTATCTCTCGCAAACCGGAAGTATCGGCTTGTATTCTGATAATAATGCTACCTAAATCCACCCGCCGATCACCTTCCTTTCAAAGAGACATGCGCCACCTAACGGCGAGGCGGCGCACTCTTCTTTCGTTGCTTTTCCATTTCTTCATTGAGGATTTTGAAGTATGCTATCCACTCGGTAAACTCTTCAGAGCTACCAAGCTTCTCTTCTAATTCGCGGACGGTCATGCCCAATTCATGGGCTATCTGAAACCATGCTAGTCGTCCGCTGTCTCTGAGTTTTTTGCTGCTTTCTCCACAGCATCCTCAGCCATGCCAGATAGACGCATCCATGCCAGCACAATGTCACAAACAGGCTTTGCGTTCTTCTGCGCTAGCCTATCTCGATGAGACTTCTGGAAGATAAGCTCTTCGGTCACAGGGTCACGTGCAGCCATAATACAGAGGTCAGCATATAGCTCCTCTGACTTGGCTTTTTCGCCACCCTTTTTGCGGATATAGTCCTCTGTGCTACCACGTTCACGCGCAGTCATGCTGATTACGAGGACATCAACGCCCCACTCCTCTATGTGGAGGACCTCTCTCCTAAGGTCATCAGCATTCAAAATGCGTTCTGCTATGCTCAAACTACACTTCTCCTTCCTTCAGGCAAATCATCTGTCATTCTGTTAAACATCTTGTTCAGCCAGAGCAGCAACATATCCAATTGCACCTGTGATCTGTGCTGACAGCGACTCCTCCACTACTCCTTCTATAGCAGCACTCACACTGTCGCTTGTCAATTGTCCGTACGCATAGTAAATGTACTCATCGTTGCCACGCATCTCTAAACCCAAGACTGTGGTCTGCTGAATAACGTCGATGAAGAACGGGTCTCGCCACCATTTCTCGAAAGATGCCGTTCCTCCACGCATGACAGAGATGTATTCTCGCCATCCATCTTGGTTGTCCCAACATGTCACGTCATGCGTATCGGCGGTAGCGTCAAGGCTCCAGCTATGTGCGCCACCAACCTTGCTAGGAATAGGCAATGCCCACACGCTTGCAGTCACGACTGCTTGTGCCTCTAATGGTTCGGCAAACCGCACAAGACCACCAGCATGACAAACAGTATAATCAGGAACATCTATCATGCCAGTGACAGTCACAACCACATCCGTGTCAGGGTGCCACCATCGGTTAGAACGGTTAACAGCATAGTATACTTGCCATGTGTCATCAGCACGTGCCATTGGAGTATTAGCAGCAAACAACGACAAATTTGTAGCTGTTAGGTCAATCAGGTATAGAGATGCTTCGTATCCCCTAAGAGGTGCAGCCATACTTTACACCACCACTATACAGCGTTATACTTGGGCTTGCCGCTAATTTGGCCAGTAAAC